TCTGGGGAAACTCAGACCCTTTTTTTCTACATGATTGAAAAAAGACTATTTAGTACAGACGCTGATCAGGGGATCACGCGCACTTTTCATTACGATGATGAAACGAATCAGGCAACGATTCAGACACAACAAGATGTGACTGCGATCATTGAAGAGAATAAGCAAGAGTACGCACAGGTTGATGAGCGTGCTCGGTGGGGCGAGTGGAGCAGAGTCGCCAGCATTCCGATGTCTATCTACTTCCAGCTCAAGGCTGAAGGCAAGCTAGAAGACGAAGCCTACATGAAGCGTTGGCTAAATGACCCAGAAAACAAGTATTTTAGAACTAGATCAGGACAACTATGACTCCAAACTACATTGCGGTATGCACCCCAGCGCGTGACATGGTTCACGCAAACTTCACCTTCTGTATGGTGAATATGGTGGCGCACCACACGATTAACACGACTGATGCCGTGTCCTTGAAAATTATGCAAGGGACACTTATCCAGACCCAGCGTGCTGATCTGTGCCTAGACGCAATGGCAGAGGGTTGTACCCATATCTTGTTTGTGGACTCAGACATGACATTTCCGCAGGACATGATCGAGAGACTCTTGGCGCATGACTTGGATGTTGTGGCAACAAACTGTGCAAGGCGCAGAATGCCCACAGGTCCAACTGCCCAGCGCTATGACGAGAACGGTGAGCGAGTGCTGGTCTACACAATGCCAGACTCCACAGGAATCGAGGAAGTCGGCTCGATTGGCATGGGTGTCATGCTGATCAAACGCAAGGTCTTTGAGGCATTGAGTGAACCTTGGTTCGAGACTCCTTGGCGTACCGACAAGCGTGGGTATGTTGGAGAGGATGTATTCTTTTGCCGTAAAGCACAGGCTGCTGGCTTTAAAATCTACATTGACCATGATGTGTCCAAAGAGATCGGACACATTGGGACTTTTGAATTCAAGCACGATCACACTTGGGTGATGCGTGATCTTGAGAAAGCAGAAAAGGCTGAAGATGGCGTTAACAACCTATGCTGAACTGAAGACTTCGGTCGGGGACTGGCTTAATCGCTCAGACCTGACTACTGCTATTCCAGACTTTATCTCTCTGGCAGAGGCTCAGATCGAGAGAAACTTGCGCACCAGACAGATGATTGTGCGTGCTACCGCGTCGATCACTACCGAATACTCAGCAGTACCAGACAACTTCTTGGAAGTTAAGTCCTTCAAACTCGATACCAATCCAGTCACACCATTGGGATTTGAGACTATCGACTCAATGGACACTCTGTCGGTTACTTATCGCTCGTCTGCTAAACCTATATTCTTTACCGTGGTGGGTGAGCAGTTTCGCTACCTACCAGTACCAGATACTGCCTACACGGGTGAGTTGATTTATTACGCAAAGTTGAGTAAGTTATCAACTACAAACACAACCAACTGGCTGCTGACTTCTGCACCTGATGTATATCTGTATGGTGCTCTCATGCAAGCAGCTCCTTATCTGCAAGATGATGCGAGAATTGCTGTATGGGCATCGATGTATCGAGCTGGTCTTGAAGAGGTTACGAAAGCAGATGATCGTAGCTCTTCAACTGGCGGTGTACTGATAACACGCGCAAGGACTTTGGGGTAATAGATGCTAGTAAACACAACAAAAGGCGAGATGGATGTCTCCTTGCTAGAGAAGCGAGAAGGCTCAATCGATACTGACAACGAGACGACGAACTGGGTGGAATATTGGCTAGAAGGCGAGCTTGTGCATCGCTCAGTCCATATGACCTTAAAACGAAATGTGACTGGTGAAGCAGTCGCGCAATCTTTAAGTTAAGGGAAATATCATGGCTAACACGCAAGCAATGTGTACATCTTTCAAAGTTGATCTGCTCAACGCTGTACACGCATTTTCTACTAGCGTACCAGCTCACACAGCAGGTACTGCCGACACATTCAAGGCTGCCTTGTACCTTGCGTCTGCCACAGTCAACGCAACGACAACTGCCTATTCTGCAACTGGTGAGGTGTCAGGCACTAACTACACGGCTGGTGGTGCTACGGTGACATTTGGTACAGCGCCAAGCTCTACCAGCACGACAGCATTTGTGACTCCAAGTGCATCAATCGCTTACTCCAATGTGACTCTATCAACTGCATTCGATGCGGTCTTGATCTATAACTCAAGCCAGTCAAACAAAGCAGTCAGCGTCCACACCTTCGGTTCTCAGACCGTAACGGCTGGAACATTTACCTTAACCATGCCAACAAATGATTCAAGCACTGGCTTGATCAGACTAGCTTAATAAAGAGGCAGCGCGATGGCTGCTTACGGCTCTGGCTACTACGGGCTTGGTGTCTATGGCATCGGTAATGTCGTCATTAGTGGTAACTCGTCAACCCTTGGCATTGGAACGCTTGGCGTAAACATATCCGAGCAAGAAGACGGCAACATTGCCACTGGTAATGTTGGAACGGTTGGAATCTCCAGAACCGTTGCAATCACAGGTAATGCGTCAACCCTATCGGTTGGCACGCTCACACCGAATACATCACCAGCAGTTACAGGTAACGCTTCAACCTTGTCGGTTGGAACTGTTACGCCATCAAGGTCTATTGCGGTATCTGGTAACTCTGCAAGCGTTTCGGCTGGGACTGTCACGCCATCAAGATCGACTGCCGTTACAGGTAACTCGTCAACTGGCGCTGTCGGCACATTACTGCCAGAGACAATCTCCTTTGTTGCTATTACTGGTGTTGGCGGTACTGGCTCAGTCGGTAGCGTTACAAATGCAGTATCTATTGCGATAATTGGGGTTGAGGCATCTGGCTCAGTCGGGACAATCATTGGCTACGGATGGAGCGTAGTAGCAGACACGGCAGAGACTTGGACGGCAGAGACAGATACGCCAGAGACTTGGACAGAAATATCAGACAATTCAGAAACATGGACGCAAGTCCCAGCATGAAGGTGAAATATGGCAGATACCACAACAACCAACCTATTACTTACTAAACCAGAAGTCGGGGCTAGTACCGATACATGGGGTACAAAAGTCAATACTGACCTAGATAGTATTGACGCGCTATTTACCGCAGCAGGTACTGGAACATCGGTAGGTCTTCATGTTGGCTCTGGTAAGGTTTTGAAGATTGGCGGAAGCATTGATACAGATGCCTCTACTGCATTGACAGTTAAGACCGTTGGCACTACTGCGATTACTGTTGATACTTCACAGAATGTGGGGATTGGTGTTACCCCTAGCACTTGGAGTTTAGGTAAAGCATTAGAGATAAATACAGTAGGTCAAGGGGTTTGGGCTACTTCAAGTGCAACAGCCTTAGCAAATAATTGGAATTACAACGGGGCGTATAAATTTGCTGGTACTGGATACGCTTCTCGTGTTCTGCTTTCTGGACAATTTGGAAGTATTGATGTAAGTACCGCTTCTGGAACTGCTGGAAATAACATAACATTTTCATCTGCTTTAGCATTTGGCTATAACCAAACTGTTGCACTTCAAGGTGCTTCACAATCTGCTGGCACAGGCATCGCTTTCCCCGCAACCCAATCAGCATCATCTGACGCAAACACATTGGATGATTATGAGGAAGGAGTTTGGAGTGCAAGCACAATAAGTGTATCTAATGTTACAGGCGCAAGTTTTTCTCAAGGTCGTTACACAAAAATTGGGAATATTGTTCATATTCAAGGATTATTTACATTAACAGTTACGCTTCCAAATACACTAACTTATGTGGCTATGAATTCGCCTTTTACATCACTATATACAACCTCTGGTTCTGTAATGGATAACCAGTCTTTAATTTCAGGCTCTGGACAGGTGGCAAGTAATGGTGTTGCGTATGCGTTTTTTGCTGCTTCAGCATTGCTTCCAGCAGGGGCAACAAGTTTTTATGTAAATTACCAATATCAGGTTTAAATAACTACATTGGATTGATGTAGTCGGACACTTAACTTAAAAGGAAATCAAAATGTCTTTAACTAAAACAACTGTGGTTGACCAAATTACAGTAACTGAAAATGGTGTTGTTCTTTATCGTGAGGCTACACGCATTATTGAAGATGGTAAAGAACTTAGCAAAACATACATCAGAACAAGCCTAACACCAGCACAAGACTTGACTGGCGTACCAAGCAATGTCGTTGCTATCTGCAACACAGCATGGACACCAACAGTTATTGCTGCGTATCAGGCTCAAGTTGCTGCACAGCAAAACGCTAGAGCATGACACACCAAGAAGAAACCGTAGGGGCTATTGCTGCCAAGGTAGCACCTCCAGTAGGCGTGTCATTGGCAACTGTATATGGCTATCAAGTCAGCGAGCTGGTGCTTTGGGCTACGCTTGTTTACACCATCTTGATGATCGGTTTAAAGATATACCAAATCTACAAAGAGGTGAAAGATTGAACCTACTCTCATCTTCGCTGGATGCAAACTTGCCTATGAGGGAATCAAGACGGCGGTTCAAGCATATCAAGACATCAAGAAGACTGGCGGTGAGGTTGCAGGTATTGCTGGTGAGGTCGGTG